TTCTTGGTTGTTGCTAGCGCAGTAGCCTAATGCAGATTACCAAGGAATTCTTGGAGTCTGAGATTAGTGACCTTGAGACTGAAGCACAGAAGGCGCAAACCTTTTTGGTTCAATCTCAAGCCACGATCCAAGCGTACAAGATGTTGATTAACAGGCTAGAAGCCCCAGAACCGGAAACGGAGCAATCATCATGATGCAAACTGACATCCTAGCCAGTGCAATACGCACTGATGACGGAGTTGTAAATAACCAAGCGGGTAATGCCCTTGGCCGTGTACGTATTAAAGCCGTTTACATTGTCCCTGCCGCTAGTGCCGGTAGTGTAATTTTTAAAGATGGCGGTGCTTCTGGCACTACACGTATGACACTTAATACCGTAGGCTCTGTGACAGAACCCACATACTTACTTCTCCCCGGAGAAGGTGTTTTGTTTAGTACAAGCGTGTATGTGGACGTAACCTCTATTGGTTCCGTAATGGTGTTTTATGGCTAAGAGCCCCGCATGGCAGAGAGCGGAAGGGAAGAACCCAGAAGGCGGATTGAACGCCAAAGGGCGAGCCTCTGCGAAAGCGCAAGGCATGAATTTGAAACGGCCCCAGCCCGAAGGCGGCTCCCGGCGCGACTCTTTCTGTGCGAGGATGAGTGGGATGAAAAAGAAGCTGACCAGTGCAAAGACAGCCAACGATCCGGATTCAAGGATCAATAAGTCTTTGAGGGCTTGGAACTGCGCGGATGGCGGTTATGTAACTGCAGCCGATGGTTGCGCTACACAAGGCAAGACAAAAGGGCGGATAGTATGACTCAGCATGACACAGCTAAAGCAGTCGCAGATGGCGCAGCAGTCTTAACAACTGTTGGCGTTATGGCTACGTGGCTTCCACCTTTGGCTTCTTTGTTCACGATCATTTATCTTGGCCTCCGTATCTGGGAGTCTGACACTGTTCGTGGGATGACTAATCGCAAAGGGGCCTCAAATGCCAGCGACGAGTGAAAAACAAAAGAAGTTTATGGACGCTGCGGCCCACAACCCAGCGTTTGCCAAAGCGTCTGGCGTTCCTGTAAAGGTTGCAAAAGAGTTTAGTGGGGCAAGTAAAGGTATGAAGTTTGGTAAGGACACCAACAAGTCCCGCGCCGATCTTCAAAAAATTAACAACCCATCGACCCGCCAAGGCAAGATGGAACTTATGAAAGAAGGTGGAATCATGGCTACAAAGAAGATGGCAAGCGGCGGCATGCCTATGAAAGACGGCAAGCCTGCGTTTATCGGTGACGGTAAAGGCGCAATGAAAAAAGGCGGTATGGCTGTGAAGAAGATGGCCAACGGCGGCATTACTAGCGCCAAAATGGGCGCTGTTAAATCCGGTGGCTTCAAAGGCAAAGGCGAGCACGCTGTCCAGTCTAAGGGTCTGTCAAAGGGCACTATGGTCAGTATGAAAGCCGACGGCAAGCCTCTAGGCATGAAAGCTGGCGGCATGAAGAAAATGAACTACGGCGGCAAAGCCTGCTAATTTAAGGAGCCCAACATGGCACGACGTAAAAATTTAACAGCCCTTGCCGCGCTTGGCACGTTGGGCTATATGTTGTCCAAGAAGGGCGACAAAGGCGACGAAAAGCAGGCCACTACGACCGCTGCAGCCGAGCGCCGCATAGCTGCTGACAAAGAAGCTAGCGAAGAGCCTAAAGTTATAGGGAGTGACGCTGGCATGGACCCAGAGGAGGCGGCTAACAGGCGTACTGAACGCATGTTGACAAACCCAAACGCCAGAGAATTTGGCGAAGCCGGTACGTCTATGACGGTCAGCCCCACTAAGAAGCCCGTTGCACCACGTAGACCCGTTGTTAAGTCACGCCCCATGAGCGCGGCGGCGGAAGCGGCAATGCAGGAAGCGAACGTCAGCCCCACAACTCGCGCTGAATATGATAGGGGTATTAGCGACGTTCCGCGTCGTAATTCCTATTACAAAAAAGGTGGAGCTGTTAAGAAAATGGCTTCAGGCGGCATGACTTCATCGGCTTCCAAACGCGCTGACGGTATTGCCACCAAAGGCAAGACCAACTGCAAAATGTATTAAGGAATTATCATGAGCCCAGCAGAAAAAGCAGCGCGAGAAGAGATGGCCGAGCGTAAAATGAACGCAGCCACCGAAAAAGCTTACTCTGAGTCTTTAACTAGCACGGAAGAAGCGCCTAAAAAGAAAGACCCACGTGACGCTGTTCGTGGGCAAAAAGGTTACGCCGCAGGTGGTTCCGCTTCTAGTCGTGCCGATGGTATTGCCACAAAAGGCAAAACTAACTGCAAGATGTATTGAGGTGTAACTATGATGGCATCCCGTGGTATGGGCGCTATCCGCGCCAGCAAAATGCCAAATGCGAAACGTAAGGCTCGCAGGGATGACACCGACTTCACTCAGTACGCTGATGGTGGTACAGTAAACGCTGCTGGCAACTACACAAAACCCAGTCTTCGCAAGAGGATTGTGTCTCAAGTAAAAGCTGCAGCAACGCAAGGTACAGGTGCAGGGCAGTGGTCAGCACGTAAAGCTCAACTTGTTGCTAAGAAGTACAAAGCAGCAGGTGGGGGGTATCGAGATTGAAAGCGCCTCAGAAATCATTGAAAGACTGGGGCGACCAAAAATGGAGAACCAAAAGTGGCAAACGCTCTTCTGACACGGGTGAAAGATATCTTCCAAGCGCTGCGATCAAAAGTCTCAGCCCTGCTGAGTACGCTGCGACAACGCTGGCGAAACGTAAGGGCAAAGAGGCCGGGAAACAATTCGTAGCCCAACCAAAAAAGATCGCAAAGAAAACAGCAGGCTTTAGATAATGGCAACCACTTCTGGCGCATCAAACTTTAATCTCCAACTCGATGAATTAGTCGAGGAGGCGTTTGAACGCGCCGGTGGTGAGCTACGTACTGGCTATGACCTGCGCACTGCTCGTCGTAGTTTGAACATCATGTTTGCAGATTGGGCCAATCGCGGCATCAATATGTGGACTATGGAACAGGGTGAAATCACTCTGGTTCAAGGTCAGAACACGTACGCTTTGCCTGATGACACAGTGGATTTGATTGAGCACGTTATTCGTACGCAAGCTAACGTAGCTTCAACACAGGCTGACCTAACAATCACGCGTATTAGTGTTTCTACTTACGCTACTATCCCCAACAAAATTCAACAAGCCCGACCAATTCAGGTCTGGGTTCAACGCTTCAACGGCCAAAATTCTCCCGTTGCAGCTACACTTACAACGACTATCACAGCCACAAGCACAGAGATTGTGTTGAACGACGTAACAGGCTTGCCAGCAACTGGTTTCATTAAGATTGATGACGAGATCATCAACTACGGCTACATCACGCAGAACGCAAACGCCAAGACCGGTACGCTCTACAACTGCTACCGTGGCCAGCAAGATACGATCGCTGTAGGTCATACAGCCGCAGCTACTGTGTATTGGGCGCAGGTCCCAGCCATTACAGTTTGGCCGACTCCAGATTCAGCACAGCAATACACGTTTGTCTACTGGCGCTTACGCCGCACCCAAGATGCGGGTGGCGGTGTGAACGTGATGGACGTACCGTTTAGATTTATTCCTTGTTTGGCCGCTGGCCTAGCGTACTACTTAGCTTTAAAAATTGCCGGTGGCGCTGAGCGCCTGCCTGTACTGAAGCAGCAATACGACGACTCTTGGGAGTTAGCGGCTACGGAAGACCGAGAGAAAGCGGCTATTCGCTTTGTACCTCGTCAGCAGTATATTGGAGGCACCTGATGGGTAATCGGTTTGCTTCTGGCAAGTGGGCAATTGCGCAGTGTGACCGTTGTGACCAGCGGTTCAAGCTAAAAGTTTTGCGTAAAGAGATCATCAAGACGAAGAATTACGACTTGTTGGTTTGCCCCGAGTGCTGGGATCCCGATCAGCCACAGTTGCAACTGGGTATGTATCCGGTTGACGATCCACAAGGCTTGAGGAATCCTCGCCCTGATCGCAGCTATTATCAGTCTGGTTTGAGTGGGCTACAGCTTACAAATACCAACAGCACCGCAGCGGATGCTGATGGGTTTCCAGAGCAAGGTAGTCGAGTTTTTCAATGGGGGTGGAACCCCGTTGGTGGGGCACGGGGCCCTGATGATGGTTTAACACCAAACTACTTGGTTTTAAACATAGAAGTTGGTACAGTAACGGTTACAACGACATAAGGAGTCGAACATGGACAAGAAAGATTTAGCCCAAGACAAGAAGATGATTAAGTCTGCTGTCGGCAAGCATGAGAAAAACATGCACCCCGGTAAGACCCCAACCAAACTTCGTGCTGGTGGCAAGACAAACAGCGACATGCTTAAGTATGGTCGCAACATGGCTAAAGTAATGAACCAGCGTTCTGTTGGTCGTGGAGGTTAATCATGGCTACATATAAGTCACCCAAACCTGCTCCCATCCAGCCTGCTGGCGTGAGCAACAACAAGAAGTATATGAAAGACGCCAACGTCTCTGTGGCTAACACCCATAGTAATGACTACCCCGGTGTCAAAACGTCAGGCATCAAGATGCGTGGTACAGGCGCGGCCACTAAAGGTCTGATGTCTAGGGGCCCAATGGCATGAACTACGCCGCACTCAGCGCTGCTATTCAAGCGTACACGGAGAACACGGAAACAGATTTCGTGGCTAATATTCCCGTGTTCGTTCAGCAGGCTGAGCAGCGTATTTACAACACCGTTCAGTTCCCATCACTTCGCAAGAATGTAACGGGCTTAACTACGACTAGTAATAAATACGTTTCATGCCCATCTGACTTTTTGGCAGTGTATTCATTTGCTGTCGTTGACGGCACGTTAGCTACTGGCGACTATGAGTACATGTTGAACAAAGATGTTAACTTTATTCGCCAAGCTTACCCAAGGGCTAGCGATACTGGGATACCTAAGTACTACGCTTTATTTGGCCCTCAGTCTTCTAACGACACAGAGTTAACGTTTATCCTTGGCCCAACACCGGACGATAACTACCCAGTTGAGCTGCATTACTACTATTACCCAGAGTCGATTGTTACGGCCACCACAACTTGGCTTGGTGACAACTTTGACTCAGTGCTTTTGTACGGCTCTTTGGTTGAGGCTTACACCTACATGAAGGGTGAGCAAGACATGATGGCGTTGTACAACGGCAAGTACCAAGAAGCACTTGCGTTGGCTAAACGTCTGGGCGATGGTATGGAGCGTCAGGATGCTTATCGTTCTGGTCAGTATAGACAGGCGGTGACCTGATGGCTTTGCAACAAGGCGCTACCAATGCGTTTGCCACCGGTCTGATGAACGGTGTCTATAACTTTACAACCAGCTCATTTAAGATAGCGTTGTACACAGGTTCAGCAACACTGGGCCCAGACACCGCTATCTATACAAGCTCTAATGAAGTTGTAGCTACAGGTTACACCGCAGGTGGCATCGCGCTTCCAGTTTCTGTTGTACCAATTTCAGCCAACGACGTTACATATATCTCATTTTCAAACGTAACGTGGTATGGTTCAATTACTGCACGTGGCGCTTTGATCTATCAAGATGGTGGCTCCAATCCGACCGTTTGTGTATTGGACTTTGGATCAGACAAAACATCTACTATTTCGCTTACTATACAGTTTCCAACTGCTAACAGCACTAACGCAATCATAAGGATTACCTAATGTTCGCAGCAACATCATCTGGTGACATTGGCGACGTGCTAGTCCACAAGGTAGACCATCGTGGGTTCAACCCCGAAGAACTTGCCGAGCAAGCATTAAACCGAATTATCTATGTTGGGGATCAGTCCCATCCGGCCATTCGCGATCAAGCGCAAGCTTTTCGTGAACACATCCGTGGTGTATTGGTGTTCTACATGAAACGCGCAATTGAGTCTAATAATACGACTCTGGCTAACAAACTCCGCGAAGCGGGGCATTCTGAACTTGTAACTCTCTTGGAGATATAACATGGCTATTACTATCACTACGGCAATGCCCACCAGCTTCAAGGTAGAAATCCTTAAAGCTGTACACAACTTTACGGCAAGCACCGGCGACACATTCAAGATTGCCTTGTTTGTATCCACGGCTTCTGGCTCTGGCACGTTTGGCGCGGCCACGACTAACTACTCCAATATGGGCGCAGATCAGTTGCCCACCGCTACGGGTTATACGCAGACTGGTAATACGCTAGTGTCTGTTACGCCTGTATCTGACGGCACAACTGCTATTTGTGACTTTGCTGATACCACATGGACTTCTGCTACGTTTACAACCAGCGGTGCATTGATTTATAACTCTTCAGCTTCTGGTGCGGCTTGCGCGGTCTTGAGCTTTAGCGGCGATCAACAGGTGAGTTCTGGTGACTTCACGATTCAGTTTCCTGTTGCTGCGGCTGCTACGGCAATTATTCGTATTGCGTAAGTGAGTTTACGTGTCTTCATGGGGCGAATACGCTTGGGGTGACAACGGCTGGGGAGGCATAGGCAAAGTCCTGCCTCTTGATGGCTGGGGTAGTCAGGCGTGGGGTGAGTCTCCATGGGGCACGGGCAGTGTTTC